GATGCAACATCAAAAATATTTGCTCCTTCCCCAAACATCGACTCTGCCATAATATTATCCTTTATTTACTTTAAACATTACTCATAATTGATGATAGAAAATCACCATAACCACCACCAGAAGTAGCGGAACTTCCTCTATATCTAGACGCGTCAGCCAACATACCTCCGTAGAAACCTGCTCTTGTATCAGTATAGTCTTGTCCACCCTCTCTTATTCCCCGCATATTTCTATCTGTGTGCAAGCGTGAACCTACCAGACTACCTACGTCTATTTGAGGTGTCAGCATACCTGCTGTACTTCTACTCGCTTCACCATATCCTATATCTTCAGCTCTTAGCATATTTCTATAATTCATACCAGTACCCATAGATTCCAACTGTTCTTGCAATCTACGCTTATTTACTGATTCACCTAAAGATAAGTTTCTATAATATTCTTGCGTTCCTCCGAGACCCTGTGAGAAAGATAACTCATCTGCTTGTTGTTGATTTCTTCTGTCTCTATCAGCATTAAAAGCATCGAACCTTTTCATCTGCTCTTGTTCCATAGCATATGGGTCGCCTTGCATCCTCTGTAACTCTGCATTTGCTGCTGCACCAGCACCTAAGAATCCTTGCAACTGAGCTTGAAACTCAGGTGATAGGGTCTGTAAAATCTTTCTAGTCTCCGGGTCGAACTCTACGTCACCCGCAGGACCATAGCTACTCCAAGGTAGAGACCTCTCGTATGCTATCGTGTTCTGTTTCACTTGCCAATCTCTGCCTTCTCTATAGATATCGTTTATTTTACCTCTAGATCTCCCAGCCAGAAGACTACTTAATAATCCACCAACATCTATACCAGAACCTCCAGCACCTCCGGGCATATTCTCACTCGCTCGTGTTCTACCACCAGAAGTAGACTGACCTGCAGCACTAGAAGTATATTGACTTGATGGTTGGTATGCTGTTGATGATTGATATACTGACATTTCTCTATCTCCTAATTATTATGCTGTGCGTTTCCAAAAATAAACCACAATGTATGGTTGTACAATGTCGTGTGTATGTGCGCCACCACCGCCAGTATCAGCTAAAGGTGGGGAATTCGCAGGGTTGTTAGTATCTGCATACGCTTTTGACTCGTGTGTACGAATTGGGTTAAAAGCCTCTTGATAAGCCCAATTTGTGTGCGTATGAGCTGGCATCTCAGCAACTGTTAGTGTGTGGCTGTCTGTCTTAGCACCACCAGTCTCTTCTACGACATCAAAATCAGTATCACCAGAATCTAAGCCTATCAGTACCTTACCTGCCCCAAAAGAAGTCCAAGTCGTTCCACCTATCGCTGTGACAACTGCTGCTGAATTAGCATAAGCTACAGTCGTAGTGAATATTGAACCTATTGGATAAGCGGCTGCATTAAGAGCGCTTGCTGCTGTAGTTACAAATGCTGTAGTAGCCAATCGTGTAGTATTATTCCCTGCTGATTGTGTAGGTCCAGTTGGTACTCCAGTAATAGCCAATGTTCCAGCTACCGTTCCATTATTTATAGCAAAGTCCTCCGTTGCATCGCCATTTAGGTTCGCTTTTGAATTAACCGCTGTTCGTACTGTTGTAAATTCAGTATTAAATTCAGAGCCGGAAATTACTTTCGCAGCATCACTATCTGCTAGTGCATCCTTCCCTGACCAGTTTACTGCTAAAGTATAATCGCTCATCGTATTTTCCCTTCTTTATGTAATAATGTTAAATCTTGAATTGAAGTATCATAACCATTTGATTCTATAGATATAGCAATCTTCAAATGTTTGGCACTCCCTGTTAGTGGGGTTTTATATTCCCGTAATCCATATATAGGTGTATATTTTGACGAAGCTGGGTGTACTGCTGCATCGTGTGTATGTGAAACTGTTGTTGCTCCATATAAGGCTGTAGATGCACCCCACAATGCTGTCGAACCTGTAGTTGCAGGTCGTAAGTTAATAGAGGTTGTCGTTGATGGTGTCGAACTAAAGTCCTTATACCATTTCAAACCGAGTGTAGCACCAGAACCACCTTCTAATACTAATATCATTCTTTTTAATAGTGCTGAAGATACTGATTCTCCTAAAGTAAGCCATACAGATGTTACATCACTTGTGAATGGAGAATTAGTATAAGATGCAGCACTACTTACCCAAGCCAAATCTGTGTCAAAATATCCCTCATACCCAGCAATACTCCCATCTTTCTGTCCTACCAATAGACCACTAAATTTCCTCGTATAAGTTAAACTTGCGGGTTCTCTATCTGAGTCGAAAGTCCAAGTCGTTACTCTCGGTACTTTATTTGGAGTGAAGTGTTTAAAATCAAAAACATAATTAATGTTCTTGTCTACAAACGACATAATATATATACCTTCATTCTCTACATAAACTGATTTAATATTCGTACTCTGCCCTATATTTCTAATTAGTGTATCTTTAATATTCTGTGATATATCTAGCAGAGGAACTTTATCTTTCTCAGAAGTACGCGCCAGAGACCTAAGACCAGTAGCAGATAAGAAGACTAAATCATCACCTATATTCTGTACTGAATCTCGAGCTATACATCCTACACCACGAATAACTTCATTAAGTTTCATACTACCCACAATATGGGGACTCTCGTATAGCACTATATTATTTCTACCGAATATTGCGAGCATACCATAAAAGGGCGCTATCGCTATAATGTCATCCTTACCCCATACCTTCTTTAAATCGAAAGAACCACCACCACTTGATGTAGTAAAATCATCACTATCCAATAAAGCAGAATAATGTAAGACATCTTTCTCTTCCTCTACTCCTCCTACCCACATACGACCATAGAAACCCGCTGCACAACTAGGTTTAAATTCCGCTGTCGTTACTGTTGGGGGTCTATCACCATTTACAAAAGCCGCCCATCTAGAACCAGAACTTAAAGCTCCATCATATCTCTGAGGTACAATTCCTGTATGGAAACAATGGAGTCTATTATTGAAGTTTACAAACTGCCAATCACCCGTTGAATTTGCTACAGTATGTTTAACATCAGCACCACTACTAGGAAAGGCTGCGTTAGGTGTAGTAAAATCCATTGTATATATAGATGTACCGTGACTAGCAAATATCTTATCTGTTCCTTGGTCGTTGTGTTCTACTATAGAACCTATCGCTGTACCTGAAGGAACTACTTTCTGTTTCAATCCTTTTCTGAAAGATATTCTTCCAGACTCTCTGAGAACAATATTATCAGCAAAAGTCAACCAAGATGAATCTAAAGTTGATGAATTATTCTGAGTATTTAATCCATTGAGACCAAAGTTAGGTAGTGGTTGATATGATAACTGTTTAGCCATTATACAACGAACCAATCCAATTCATATTTAGCATTACCACCATCAAGCATAATCGCCTGATTGATTGAATTTGTAGCTTCCTGAGCCGCTATAGAACTTTGTGTTCCACCATCTTCACCACGCTCTGCGATAGCTTTAGCCCACGCTCCGAGAACAACGGGCTTATCCGGTACTTTTATAACTGTAGAAGCAGTTGTTAATTCATCCTGATACTTTACAATATCAAACGATATCGTCTGAGCTTCAATAGGTATAGGAGATAAATCCACCTTTAAATTATTTGAACTATCTGCACCATTAAACCCATAGTAAGTAGGTTCACCTGTTGGGTCAGTAGGGTACATAATGCTATTCAAATAATGTCTAGTTACTTGAGATAATTGATAACCAGTAGAATTATTTATAACATCTAATACTTTAAACTCCTGACCAGAACTCAGATTATAATTCTTAGTTGCAGCCACAGTAGATATATCAACAGTCTCTCTGAGGACCAACCAATCGTGATAAGACTCTACACTTCTTTTAGCATCATTGACTAAAGAACCTATGACCTTCTGGTAATCTGTAATTGTAGTTGAATCATTTATAGCACCGGACCAATCAGAAGATATAGTTTCCTCTCTAAGTCTTATTAGAATCTCGTTAATTAATCCTCTAAATGTCATCTTTTACTTCCCCTTTGCAAGTTGAGCTCC